TTTTTGCATCTGGTGTTGAGTGGCAGAAAAAGCAATCTCCATGGATAAGAGTAGAAGAACGATTACCAGATGAAGAGCAGCGTGTTTTAGTCGGATTTTTATATTACTATAAATACGATGATAGAGAAGCTGAATCACGTAAGCATATAGATGTATTCACGTATGAAAATGGTATATGGACTACTGATAGTGATATATCATATTTAGGAAAAAGTGTCGAAAAGGATGATATTAAGGTTATATGTTGGATGCCTATTCTGTCTTTCGATGAAATATTGGAAGCCAACAGAGATGTACTAGAACGGATTAAAAAGAAAGGAGACTGATGATGACAGCAAAAGAATTAAGTAAGTTAATCACTACTGGCAGAAAACTGAAAAAGTTTATTAAAGAAACTCTCCCTAAAATCAGAGAAGAGTTTCAAAGCCATAGCAATAGTGGAATAGATAAGCATACAGATGGATTTGGCAGAAGGGAGAGTATTCAGAGTATGAATATAAGTAATCTTTGTTATTCTTCTTTTTCTGGCAGTTATGGAAGTGGAGACACATATTCGGATATAGCAAATATGGATACTGATTTGATGCAGGAATACTTTATCAAATATCTGAATAGGCATAAGGATGAAATAATGGAGGGAGTAGCAGATTTAATGATAAATGATGCAAAATCAGGTCAAGAAGATGCTATTAAGGAAATAGACGAGTATAAAAAATCACTGCTAAAACTATTGGAGGAATAAAGAATAGAAATGAAAGCAATAACAATAAAACAACCGTGGGCTTCTTTGATAGTCCACGGTATTAAAAACATTGAGAACCGTACTTGGTCGTGTCCTAAGAAATACTTAGGACAGAGGGTACTGATTCATTCAAGCGGTAAACCTTTGAATTACGATAATTTCTATGATTCAATACTTACCAATGAGCAGTTATTGGCATTACCGGAAAACAAAGAGTGGAAAGATTTTAGTTTTTGTACAGGCTCCATTATCGGTAGCATTGAGATAGTGGATTGTGTACAGAATCATTCTTCCATCTGGGCTGAAAAAGAAGTTTATAACTGGGTATTAGCTAATCCAATACTTTTTGAAAGTCCTATTGAGAATGTAAAAGGTAGACTTTCTTTTTGGGATTATCTTGGTATCAAATAAGTAGAAATTGAACGTTCTGAATGCGGAAGTATAGAGAAAACTGTTGAATAATACAACCACTCTTTTCCCTATATTCTTGTACAGTTACAATAAATATAATAATTGGGTATATAATCATTTGTTTGTAGAATCAGCTATAAATTCATGAAAAAGAGAGTTAATAGTCTGAATTACGATTTCTTTTTCTGTATCATATCCAGATATAGGAAGTTCGAGGGCAATAATGTTATTGAATATATCAAATTTCTTTAATAAAGAAATTGTTTTGAGAGTTGATTGCGAGCTCATTGAATTGAATAGTATGACTGTTAACTCATCTGAGGATAATTGTGCTCTAAATATTTTAGAATAGTCATTGGGGTATTTAAAATTTTGGATTGAATCCAACAGATAATATATGTTTCTATGGTATTGCCCTAAATATTGTCCATATTGCCCATATAAATAATCTCCGACATTTCTTATGAACTTATAGAGCTGTTGGTATCTTTTTTCTATACAAATCCTATTACAGATTGATGCAACAATTATACGATACATTTCATGAATTTTGCTTGACATTATTATGCCTTTTATTTCGTATATAGTATCGTAATAATATTTGGGATCCCTACTTTTTAATAATACATTTAATTCTGTAGTTGAATGAACTCCAAACTTAGTATAAATCTCCAGAAATGCTTGCTCGTCTAACTTACTGACTTGTGTTAATTCTGATGGAAATTTTTCTCCATCTTTTATAAAATGATATATTACATAAGCATAGAATAATGAACGCGCTTCATGTGCGTATGCTTTGAATGCTTCAATTCCTGTTTTCTCAATTTGGTGTTCAGTATATTTGTTGGTGTCGACTTGATGCTGATATAATCCCAACAAATTATAAAATGTTGACCTTTCATTATCAATTTGTCTATTTATTTGTGAGTCTTTTATTGTATAAAGTACTCCAATGAAAGCAAGTAATCCTGTAATTGAACCTAAATAACTGCCGAAATCAGCAAAATCATTATGATTATAGGACAGTCCGTGATGAAATCTATATACATATACTAATATTAATATTAGAGTAAATATGGCTGTTGCAATTAATGCGTATTTGATTATATCTATTTGCGGTCTTTTCATTTTATTTGATTTTATATTTTATACAGCTACAAATGTAGTGTATTCTATTTTGAAGTTAATGTTTTTTTGAGTTTTTTACTAACAATATGTTGAATTTGGATATACGAGAGTTTGATATATCCTTTATTTTTTTGTGATGATGAGAAGAATGATTGTAACCGGCAGTGAGGGGTTTATAGGAAAAGCCCTTTGCCGCGAATTGACAAAAAGAGGTGTTGAAGTCATAGGACTTGATCGAAAGTCTGGTACTGAAGCCACAAAAGTATGTGAGCTCCTGAAAAATGGGGGTATTGATTGTGTGTTCCATTTGGCGGCGCAAACTAGTGTGTTTAATGGAAACCTGGAACAGATCAGGAAGGATAACATTGATACTTTCATGCGAGTAGCTGATGCATGTAACCAGTATCATGTGAAGTTAGTATACGCTAGTTCGTCAACGGCGAATCCGGAGAATACCACTTCCATGTATGGAATAAGCAAGTATTTCGATGAACAGTATGCATCTATCTATTGTAAGGCTGCGACCGGGTGCCGGCTGCATAATGTATATGGACCTAATCCGCGAAAAAGAACTCTTCTCTGGTTCCTGATAGAAAAGGAAAACGTGTCTTTATACAATTGTGGTCAGAATATCCGGTGCTTCACTTACATAGATGATGTCGTCGAAGGGCTTATTTATGCGGTGGGCTGTAACCGGCAGCTTATCAATATTTGTAACGTCCAACCTGTGACTACTATGTATTTTGCTTCTTTAGTAAAATACTACAAACCGCTTGAAATTGAGCTAATTAATGAAAAACGGGATTTTGACAATTTAGAGCAGTCGGTGAACCGGGATATCTATTTAGTACCTTTGTCTTATACATCTGTCGAGGATGGAGTAAAGAAGATTTTTGATGAAAAGAAAGGGAAAGATATGTCGTATTGATGACTGGGATAAGCCGGAAGCGGTGAAATGTAAGAGCTGGTCTCATCAGGAACGGTTATGTGATTTGAGAGAAAAGGTGTCACTTCATAAAAAGGGTGATATCTATTACATCTCCCAGTTCACTCGTTCCAAGACTGGTACCAGCTTTTCAGAAATTAAACAGTCGGAGGAACTTGCATCATTCTTTGCAGAGAGAGCGTGTGAGTTTCTCCACCGCTTCATAGTAGGGGGATATGAAGGATGGTGTATAGTCACCACACCGCGACGGAGACACAACGAGGGCTTTCATTTTTCAACCTCTATCTGTACGAAAATTGCGGGGGCGGTGAAAATACCATTCTATGAGAATGCAATCCAGTGCCTAACTAAAGATAGATTGAATCCGGAATTCTTTCTTCTTCGTCCGATAAAGGAAAAGAAAATAATAGTGTATGATGACATATTAACAACTGGCAGCACACTGCTTGCCACCTATGAGCTTTTAAAGGATAGAGAGCAGCTTCTTTTTCTCGTAGGAATAAATAACAATTGATATGGGAAAGCAAGAGAAACCATTAACATTCAAGCAAGAGAAATTCTGTAAATACTACGTTGATACAGAAGGTAATGCTAGTGAAGCATATAGGATGTCTTATGATGCGTCAAAGATGAAACCTGAAACGATTTGGAGTGCTGCTAGCAGATTGTTAGCCAATAGCAAGGTTAGTGCAAGGATAAGTGAGATTAAGCAACAGAGGGCGAAAGAGACTGAAGTAGAGAGGAAAACGGTCGAAAAGGTATTAATGGATATTGTACTCGCTGATCCCGATGATTTACATTATGTAGACCCTGTTACCGGGAAAACAAAGATGAGAAGTCCGTCCCAACTTCCAAAGCGTGCCCGTAATGCGTTGAAGAAGATTCAGAATAATAGAGGAGTGGTTAATTATGAGTTCAACGGCAAGACAGAAGCCGCCCGGATTCTTGGTGCCTGGAATGGATGGGAAGCCGATAAGAATGTCAACATCAAAGGTGGAGACGGAAATAAAGTCGGTGAACTTCGTATCGGATTTGAAGATAATGAGAATTCGGAAGAATAGAACAATTTGAACTGCAAAATCCGGTATTCATCCTACGGAGAAACCTTACTTTTAGAACAATATGGTTATAAATTATAAGAAGCTAAATCCTAACGGATTCTATCTATTGAAGTACTTGAATGATGAGACTATCCGTTTTATCATTCTCTATGGAGGTTCATCTTCCGGTAAGTCGTATAGTGTGGCACAAACAATACTGATACAGACATTACAGGATGGTGAGAACACTCTTGTCATGCGTAAGGTAGGAGCTTCTATTCTCAAAACCATTTATGAAGATTATA